CCGAAGGCGTATGTGAAGTCGCTGCTGACCTTCCTCGACGAAATCAAAGGCTCACTCCCGAAGGACAGCGACCTTGTTAACCTGTTCGATGCCGTGGTTGATGCCGTGACGAGCCTTAAGTACAAACTCGAAAACCTCGAATAATGGCGAAGAAAGCGGAACCGTCGCGGGTTGCTGCCGCGCTGCAATACCTCCAGCAGATGCGCGACCGTGCCGCTGATTTCGGTGGTGGGGTAGTCGATACCCTCGCAGACCGCGCACGGGATGTCGGTGGACTTGCCTACGAAGCCTTTACGAGCGACCCCAACATCGGGCGCATGACGACGGCAGAGTACGCCCAAGCCGCCGACCGCCCAACCCCTCGCCTAGACCAAGCCGCCCAAGACCTTGGTACCATCGGCAAGGCAATCGTTACGCAGCCGGTTCAGACGGGCAAGGCTCTTGTGCAAGGCGAGGTTGAACGCGCACGGCAGGCGATGACCAGCCCCCGCGCTGCCGGTGAGTATGCAGGGTCGATGGTTGACCCTATGCGGATAGCCGCCGCGCTACGCAAAACCGCCCCTATCGCTGAACTAGATGTGTACCACGGCACACCGCATCGCTTTGACCCGACGGAGGCCAATCCGCTAGGCGAATTTGACGCTAGCAAGATTGGCACGGGCGAGGGGGCGCAGGCTTTCGGGCATGGAATTTACCTTGCCGAAAAACCAAGTGTTGCTCAAGACTATCAATTTATGTTGAGCAAAATTGACCCAGAAACCGTTACTTATCAAGGCAAGCCTGTCCAAAAATGGTATGACATGGCGCAAGCCGAGCAAGACAGAGCGCATAGGTTAGGCGACCGTGCCGCGATTGACCGCGCTAACGCAAAATTGGCGTATTGGGAAAATGTCATGACTCGCCGCCATCCAGAAGATGTAAAGCGCGTGGCAAACGACCCGGATGACGGGTGGCCTACCTTTGCAAACTATGCAAACTCTTTGGAAATGGAAAAATTTGGCGGGTTGAAAGAATCAGGCTCCCTCTACAAAGCCGACCTCCCCGACGAGATGATAGACCGTATGCTCGATTGGGATAAGCCGTTAAGTGAGCAGCCGGAAAGTGTCCAGACAATTTTGAAAAATTTAGCCAAAAAAGACGCAGAAAAATACGGGGAAGGCGGTGGTCTTGATTACTACATGGGCGACCCAGATAGTTACAATGGTGAGAGCGTTTACCGTTATCTTGCTGAACAGCAAGACAGTCAAGTTAACACATCTGAATACTTTAAAAATCTAGGCATCCCCGGCATCAAGTATTTAGACGCAGGCAGTCGCGGCGGTGACTCTGCAACCGGAACGCGTAACTTTGTCGTGTTCCCCGGCGAGGAAAAGAAGGTCAAGATACTTAAGCGGGATTAACAGGTTGATGCGGCACGGTAAACAGCAGTAAACTGTCCGCATGGCAGATTGTGAAGAAGTGCAATGGCTAAAGGCGTAAAGACAGGCGGGGGCAGTCGAGCAGGCATCCCCAATAAGGCCACAGCCGCCGCAAGGGAGGCCATTTCTCGTTTCGTAGATGGCAATGCAGACCGCTTGCAGGGCTGGCTCGACGAGATACACCAAGAGAAGGGCGCAGAGGCGGCGTTTAAGTGCTTCAGCGACCTACTCGAATACCATGTGCCTAAACTCGCACGGCACGAACACAGCGGCCCAGACGGCAGCAAGATTGAGATTGAGGCGACTTGGGGCAAGCCCGAGTGAAGCAGCGGGTAGAACTCCCGTATCGCCCTAGACGGGCCTTCATGCCGTTCCACGACCGCACAAAGCGGTGGGCCTGTCTCGTCGCGCATCGGCGTGCTGGCAAAACTGTCGCAGCGGTTAACGACATCATCCGCGCAGCCTTCATGTACAAGGGGCCAAACGGCCTCTTCGGGTATGTCGCTCCATACCAGAACCAAGCACGCCGCATTGCGTGGGACTACTTCAAGCACTACGCCCAGCCGCTCATCAGCGACACCAACGAGCAGATGATGACCATCACGCTTGTTAACAACACAAAGGTCAGCCTATTCGGCGCAGACAACGCAGACGCAATGCGCGGCCTCGGGTTCAGCGGCGTGTACATGGACGAGTACGGCGACTTCAAGCCAAGCGTGTTTGGCAATGTCATCCGGCCTGCGCTCTCCGACAAACAAGGCTGGGCTGTGTTCGCCGGTACGCCGAAGGGCAAGAACCAATTTTGGGACATCTACGAGACGGCACGGCGCATCCCAGACGAGTGGTTTGTCTTGCGCCTGCCTGCCAGCGACTCGGGCCTGTTGCCCCAGAGTGAACTTAACGCGGCAAAGGCGCAGTTGTCGGAAGACCAGTACCTCCAAGAGTACGAGTGCAGTTTCGAGGCGGCTATCCTCGGCGCGTTCTTCGGCACAGAGATGCGACAGGCAGAGCCGCGCATTAACGAGCGTGTAGTCTTCGAGCCGGGGTATCCGGTACACACAGCATGGGACTTGGGCTACCGCGACGACACGGCTATCTGGTGGTATCAGGTCGTGGGCGGCGAAGTGCGCGTTATCGACTTCTTCGCCGTCTCGGGTGCAGACATCCGCGCCATTGCAGAAGTGGTTGTAAACAAGGGTTATCAGTACGGCAAGCATTACCTGCCGCATGACGCACGCGCCAAGAGCCTACAGACGGGGCGCAGCATCGTAGAGCAGTTGGCTGACCACCTCGGTATCAACCATTTGTCCGTAGTGCCGAACATTGGCTTGCAGGACGGAATCCAAGCAATTCGCCAAATGTTGCCCCGAACTTGGTTCAACTCCGTAAAATGTGGCGACGGAATAGAGGCTTTACGCCAGTATCAACGAGAGTATGATGAGGACAAGAAAGCGTTCAGGGCATCACCCCGACACGATTGGACATCACACCCTGCCGACGCTTTCCGTATGTTAGCCGTTGCGTGGAGGGCTGAACCGTCCGCGCAGAGGCCGTTAGAGAGCAAGACCTTGATTGTTGGGCCACAGAATGAGGTCACGCTAAACGACATGTGGCAGGTTCACGAGCGTAGCGTCTCAAGGAGGGCGCGAATATGAGTGGCGTAAATCTTCCGTATCAATACCCCTACGAGACGGTCGCCGTTTCGCAGACCGCGCAGGTGCTTGGCACCAACGGCGCGGCAAACGATTACTTGCATCGCATCGTGGTGACGGTATCAACGGCGCTGACTTCAACCGTCAGCATCATCGACGGCAGCACGACCATCCTTTCCATCCCAGCGAGTACGGCTGTTGGCGTGTATGTCGTGGAACTTGGCCTCAACGCGGCTACCGGCCCGTGGAAGGTCACAACGGGTGCAGGCGCTGCCGTGCTGGCAGTTGGACTGTTTAGCAAATGAACCGTAAGCCCGGACTCTACGCATGAAGAAATGCTTTCGCTGTAAGGAAGTTAAAGCGGAAGGCTTTTTCTTTCGGCATATGCAGACGGCAGATGGGTTGCACAGTTGGTGCAAACAATGCTGTCAAGCAGGCAATGCGAAAGCGCGTGCAAAAAAAGACTCCACGATTGCAGGAAAGGGAATCACAATCTGGAGGAATGCTCGGAAAAGCGCAGAAAAGCGAAACCAAGAGTTTTCAATTACGCTTGCGGATATCATTCAATGTTGGAATCAACAGCAACAAATATGCGCCTACACAGGGCGCGAAATGACATTGATTGCCAAGCAATTAAACACGGTTTCAATTGAGCGTATTAACAGCAAAATTGGTTATACCCCGCAAAACACAATCTTGGTATGCCAAGCAGTTAACCGAATGAAATCTAATTTTGCGTATGAAGATTTTTACGAATTGTGCCGCGATGTCACAATGTTTTTAAGCGATGATGAATTGCAACTTGCTGTTGCGGGTGTTCAATGAGCAAACCGGGTTTGTATGCTGCAATCCTAGCGAAGCAGGAGCGCATCAAGGCTGGGTCGGGTGAGCGTATGAAGCGTCCCGGTGAGCCGGGGCGACCGACTGCTGCTGACTTCAAGCAAGCCGCCAAGACCGCTAAACCAGAGAAAAAGGGTTACTGATGAGCGCAGCGTGGCAGCGTAAGGAAGGCAAGAACCCGAAGGGCGGTTTGAACGCCAAGGGCCGCGCTTCCTACAAAGCCGAAACGGGCGGCACCCTCAAGCCCCCGGTGAAGGGCGGCGACAATCCTCGCCGCGCATCGTTTCTCGCACGCATGGGCAACATGGCTGGGCCGATGGAGAAGAACGGCAAGCCGACACGCCTTGCCCTTGCGCTGCGTGCTTGGGGTGCGTCGAGCAAGGAAGATGCGAAGGCAAAGGCTAGAGCCATCTCTGCGCGAAACAAGAAGGACTGACAGATGGACGAGACCGTTAGCCGAGAACTTGAGAAGTACCTGCGGGTCATCGGCACCTATGAAAACGAGTTTGCCAAGTGGCAGGCTCGGGTAAAGAAACTCGTCAAGCGTTACCGCGACGACACCAGAGGCTCGGGCGGCAACGAAACCGCCAAGTTCAACATCCTCTGGAGCAATGTCCAGACGCTCATCCCTGCCGTCTACGCCAAACTGCCGAAGGCTGATGTAAGCAGACGCTTCGGCGATAACGACCCCGTTGGGCGTGTCGCTGCACGATTGGTCGAACGCGCCATCGACTTTGAGATTGAGCATTACCCCGACTTCCGCTCGACCATGAAATACGATGTCGAGGACAGGTTCCTCGGCGGTCGCGGCACGGCATGGGTGCGGTACGAGCCTCATGTCGCCCCTATTGGCGTAGAGGACGATGGCGTATCCATCACCTCTGCCATCGAACAGGGCGAGGGCGCACCGCCGCCGCTTGAAGAGATTGAGTA